CCAACTAAAAAAGGAGCATAAAATGCGACGTAAAAAACTTAATCGAAAACGTTCTAAAAAGATGTTCTCCAGAAACGCTGTTAAAACTGCATCCCCAAATAATTGGAATCCGATGCGAGGAGGTATACGACTCTAATGGCCTGCTTCAATCCTTTACGGGGTTGGAGATCACGAACGGCAAACGAGTCCGGTAAACGTTCAATCGTATTCGATAAAAAACAGGGCTTCGAGGATTTAGAACTCGAGTTACCCTGCGGTCAATGCATCGGCTGCCGCCTTGAAAGGTCAAAACAATGGGCTATCCGATGCGTACATGAAGCAAGTCTTTATGATGATAACTGCTTCATTACCCTGACCTATAATGACCAAAATATACCTAGGGATAAATCTCTAGACGTTAGGCACTTTCAAAAATTCATGAAACGCTTAAGAAAAAAATTTGGTCAAAAAATCCGCTATTATCACTGTGGAGAATACGGCGAACAATGTGCCATTTGTGGTCGCAACCGGAGCGATTGCGAGGACGCTGCGGAACACAAATTTATAAAATCACTAGGCCGTCCTCACTTTCATGCATGTATATTTAATTTTGATTTCTATGACAAAATACCTTATTCAACCATTAACGGCATTACTGTCTATACTTCCGAAACGCTGTCGGGCCTGTGGCCTTTTGGCTATTCTCTTACTGGTGACGTTACTTTTGAGTCTGCCGCATATACTGCTAGATATATCACCAAAAAAATATTTGGAGAACAAGCTGCTGAGTACTATCAAAACAGAAAACCCGAATACACAACCATGAGTAATGGTATCGGTAAAGGCTGGCTCGCTCTATTCAAAGACGATCTAAAAAATGATAAATGTGTTATCAATGGAAAGGAGATCAACATTCCTAAATATTATGATTCGATCCTAGGAGACCTCGACAAGCTCGATCTACTTAAACGAAAGGCAACGAGGAAAGCCAAAGCCTTGGCACACGAACAGGATACTTCTACCCGACGCTTGCGAGACCGCGAGAAATGCCAAACGGCAAGATTCACTAAACTTAAACGCAATATGGAGACTTCTTGAAATGGTTAAAAAAATCTTCGCTATCTATGACGAAAAAGCCGAAGCCTATCTGCAACCGTTCTTCCTTGATACTGTTGGTCAAGCTATCCGTGCTATTACAGACTGTCTTAATGATCCAAATCATAATTTCTCACGTCATACTGCTGATTATACTCTTTTTCTAATTGGTGAATTCGACGATCAGTCTGCTATTATTCAAAGTCACAAAACCTCTCTTGGTAGTCTCCTTGAAATCAAACCTAAAACTAACTTAACTCAACTTCCCGACCTTAAAGTCGGCGGAACTAAGGAGGACTAAATGCAATCAGTCATGCAACACATGTTCAGCCAGGTACCAAAGGCTGATATTCCACGATCTAGTTTCAATCGCTCATGCGGTCTAAAGACAACATTCGATTCTGGTTATCTCGTCCCGATCTTTGCTGATGAAGCACTTCCCGGCGATACTTTCAACATGAATATGACCGGCTTCGCACGAATGGCCACACCTTTGCATCCGTTCATGGACAATGTTCATATGGATACCTTCTTTTTCTCTGTTCCTGTCCGTTTGATATGGGATAATTTCCAAAAGTTTAACGGCGAACAAACTAATCCCGGAGACTCAACCGACTATGTTGTGCCGACTATGCAAGCGCCTGCAACGACAGGATATGCAAACGAGTCGCTTTCGGACTATATTGGTATTCCTACTTCTATCGCTGATTTGGAGCATTCTTCTTTATGGCACCGTGCGTATAATCTCATTTTCAATGAATGGTTCCGCGATCAAAATCTCATCGACTCCGTTGTCGTCGATAAAGATGACGGCCCCGACGACCCTACAGATTACACACTATTACGTCGGGGAAAACGACACGACTACTTTACATCATGCTTGCCTTGGCCACAAAAGGGCGACTCGGTAGATTTACCTCTCGGTACTACTGCTCCTGTAAAATATGATGAAATAACTGGTTACTCATCTGCTGCTGATGGTGCTTATGTAGTTGCTCGAAGCGATGGCAATAACGTCGGTGGCGGTTTCTTCTATTCTGCAACTTATGATGCTACTGGCGCTGTTGTTCCTGCTACTAATTATGAGAATCTAGTCGCTGATCTGACTGATGCAACTGCTGCAACTGTTAACGAATTGCGTCAAGCCTTCCAACTGCAAAAACTATTCGAACGCGATGCACGCGGAGGCACTCGTTACATTGAAATAGTAAAATCGCATTTCGGCGTAACTTCTCCCGATCTTCGTGCAACACGCCCCGAATATCTTGGTGGCGGAACTTCACGTATTAATATCAATCCTGTTGCACAAACTTCTTCAACTGACGCGACTACACCACAAGGCAATCTTGCCGCCTACGGCGTGGGGTCTTTCCATGGACATGGATTCACTAAGTCATTTACAGAACATTGTATTATTCTCGGTATGGTTTCTGTACGTGCTGACCTTACCTATCAGCAAGGGCTGGATAGGATGTTCTCTCGGTCTACTCGGTATGATTTCTACTGGCCTGCTCTTAGTCACATTGGTGAGCAAGCTGTCTTGAATAAAGAAATCTATGCAGACGGCTCTGCTAATGACGATGATGTGTTCGGTTATCAAGAAAGGTATGCTGAATATCGCTACAAGCCTTCAAAAATCACTGGTAAAATGCGATCGAATGACGCGTTAACTCTCGACTCTTGGCATCTTGCGCAAGATTTCGCTACTCTCCCGGCTCTCAATCAATCGTTTATCGAAGAAAATCCGCCTATCGATCGCGTCATAGTCGTTGAGACTGAACCGCAATTTATCTTCGATTCTCACTTCTCGCTCAAGTGCGCTCGTCCGATGCCTGTATACTCGGTGCCAGGTCTAATCGATCATTTCTAAGGAGATAAAAATATGGGCTTATTAAAATCCATAACCAAACCATTTAAAAGCGTTACAAAATCTGTCGGAAAAGTTCTCGGCTCTGCCGGCTCCTTAATTGGGGCCGGCATAGGTGGCTACTTCGGTGGCCCAACTGGTGCCGCGGTCGGCTCATCTATCGGCGGTATGTTTCAAGCACAACAAGGCGCCGAACAACAAAACGAGGCTAATTCTGCTCAAGCACAACGCCAGATGGACTTTCAAGAAAGAATGTCTAACACTTCATGGCAACGTGGTATGGCTGATATGCGTAACGCTGGCCTTAATCCTATATTCGCCTATAAAGCTGGCGGCGCTTCTACTCCAAGCGGTGCTATGGCTGTAATGCAAAATGAAGGCGCTGCCGGCGTCGATGGTTTCTCACGCATGGCGAATTCTGCTATTGCACTTTCAAAACAAAAATCTGAACTCAAGGCACTCCAACAAACTGCTAAAAATCTAAACTATGAGGGTGCCCGAATTATGTCCGATGAAGGTCTAAAAACTCAACAATCCGCTATGCTTCGCACCCAGATGGCGTCAGCAAAACAACAAGCTGACCAGGAAGCTATACGGACTGATATTCTAAAATCTACTGCTCCTGTCATTAAGTACAAAAATCAAGATATGCTTAACAACAAATTTCGTTATGGCATGGGTCAATGGCTTGGCTCTATTGGCAATCTTCTCGGCGGAGGCAACTCCGCTCTCTCTTATAAAACAATGTTAACCGGAGGAAAATAAAATGAAATTTAAAAAAGCTTACGATGCACCTATCAGAAAAGTGTTCGCAACTTCTGGTCCTTCTATGACACATCAATCATTCAAACGTGAATGTGACATCAACACTATTATGGCTAAATATCAAAAGACTGGCCTCGTCGATCATGTCGCGCATCACCAGGGCGATTATTCCGATTTAACGGACGTCCCTACTTATCACGATGCTATGAATAAAATCATTTCCGCTAATCAATCGTTCTCTACTTTACCTTCTTCTATCCGCAAAAAATTCTCTAATGATCCTGCGGAATTCCTGGACTTTGTGTCTAATCCTGAGAACGTCGAGGAAATGCAAAATATGGGACTACTTCCCCCTTCCCCGCCGGACCTTCCCCCGGTGGCGGATACTCCCCCCCCTGAGCCCGTAGAATGATGATGCGGCCACGGCTGCCCTGCTTAATGGGCTAAAATGCAACGCGGGGCGGACAGCGTAGCGCTTCCGCCCCGCTATAAAAATGTTTGTTCAATTTAACAAACAATGTTAAAAATAATTATCCCCCGATGAAACGGGGGAATTAAAGGGGGTTTAAACAATGAAAAAATCCATGATTGTTTACATTATCACTACCCTAATTAACAACTTCATTAAATCTCTTAACGTCGAGGACTTGCAAAAATTCCTCGATAATCTAATCGATTCAATCGAAACAACTATCGAAAAATCTGATAATAAATATGACGATGCCCTGCTGCCTGGGCTTCGTCTTGTGAGGGAATTATTCAACATTCCCGACTTCCCCGACCAGTCTCCCTCTTGATGTAACTGGTCGGAGTGACACCATGTCACTTCCAACTAAAAAAGGAGCATAAAATGCGACGTAAAAAACTTAATCGAAAACGTTCTAAAAAGATGTTCTCCAGAAACGCTGTTAAAACTGCATCCCCAAA